GACCTGGCGAACAATAGACTCTGCCTGGTACTCGTTTGCTGGGTCAGTTTTAGATAAAACTTGGATAGCGTTCTTTTGCAACCCTGGGTCATCTGGTATTAACCGGCCCACGATTGCGCCATAATTAGCTGGAACCACCCCGTTAATAATAGCGCCAAATGTTTCATCGTCTAACAGCGTCAGGCCCCTGGCTTGCTGCACTAGGACAGATCGAGGCGGCAACTCTCCGGCTCGTTGCGGCGCATCTCTTAATACCTTGGCAGCGTCAATAGCTGTGCCGGTGCCTTCTTTAATGTTTTTGACCGCAGCAATCACTCTGGCCATGTCAGGCGTAATGCCGTCAGACTCGCGCAATGTATGCCCAAGCAGCTCGATCTTTTGGCTTGGGTCTTGTGACTTGATACGTTTTGCCAGGCCCAAGCGCTGGTGCCCGTCTGCAATAAACTTGCGGCCATCAGCAAATTCATAAACAACGATCTGCCCAGCTGCTATGGGGTCCCAGGTTGTAACGCCCTGCAACCGCTCGGTAACGCCAAACTCATCACCACCGGCTTTGAATTGAAATAATTCTGCATCTACAGCAACCTCATCTGGGTCAAACACTTTGACAAGCCCGTCAACCTTGTCAGCGTCTGTAACGCTCAACAATGGCCGTGGAGGCGTTGCAGATGCGTCCGGCATAGTAGGAGCCACATTTTCGTCAACGGCTGCTACGGCGTCAGCTAGGCGTTGTTCATGCTCGGCCTCTGCGGCAATCCTGCTTGGCAAAATAGGTTTTTCTGGTTCAACCACTTGTTCACCGGCGCGGCGCTTTTGCTCAATTTTTATGGCATTACGTTCTCTAATCATTCCGTAGTTAATTTTGCCAGATTTTGTTTGAGCTTCTATTTTTCTTTCTAATGTATTTAAAGCAGCGGCAAGGGAAGCGTCATCCAAGTCTTTTACAGCTGGGATACCCTCTATCGTTTCTAATTTAAAATTAAGATCGTATGGTGTGCTTTGGGAAAGCTCATCTAATTCTAATATTTTTTCTTCCCCATCCGCGCTTCGGACAATAATCCCACCAGATTCACTTCGCTTAACAACTTGAGCGACAGATGCCGTACCGTCTGGACTATAAACAATAATGTCATCTGGATTTCCCGTGTTAAGGGGATTGTCAGCAACAATTTCTTCTAGCTCTGTTGCCAGGTCCTCTGCAATTTGCCCGTCCGGTGTTTGTCTAGCGCCGGTTGAGCGTATTGCTTGGATGCCTTTTTTGGCTTGTTCTGTTGTTATGCTTACTGCTTTGCCGGCGCCACGAAACGCAAACGGAAAAGCAAAACCAATCGCCCCACCGTATTTAACAGCGTTCCAATATTGCTCATTAGTATAGGGCATACCAGTTTCCTGGTGCCACCGCTGTACTGGTATTTGAGCCAGGGCCTCCGATCCGGCACCCAGGGCCGCTTCTTGAAAGGCCATGCCCCACAAAGATTTTGCGCCACCAAACAACATAGATGAAATTAAAATAGGGTCATCTAGCCCCTCGTACATTTCACCTAATGTTCTTACTGCACCGGCTGATGTAGAAGGGGATTCCCCGCTGACACGCAAATAATCTTCACGGGCGTTTCTTGCCATCTCTCCTGCTTGGGATGCAACAGTTTCTGGAGTGTATAATCCTCGGTATTGCTCGAACTCTGGATATCTATCTATTGCTTGATTTAACTTAGCCAGGCTTTGATTAAAAACAGATGTCTGCTTTTCCGGCTCAAACAATCGAATACGAAAAGCAACAGACGGATTGTGGAATGTTTCCCCAACATTTGCCGCGTTCATCTCGTCAATCACAGGCTGCAATATTTCTTGGTATGTCTTGGCCTTAGATGTGGACGTTAATGCAAGTTTGCTATAAGTGGTCGCCGCGTTCCAGTTTTCTTCCAGGGACGGCGTAGGTTCTTCCTGCAGCTGATAACCGCGTTGCTCTAATGACTCTGTTTTTTTAAAAAGAAAAGTCATCGCAGTGGTTCCTTGCCCCACAAAACACGCATATCTATTTCAAACGGCTCCCCATCAAAGCCCATCACTTTTACAAAAGAAATATTATTTGGGTCAGCGTGGACAAAAATATATCTATCATCCCCAATGGCTTGAGGAAAAATATTATCGTTTTCTTTTATTTCATTTAACATACCGGCGTCTATATCGCGGCCAGAAGCTGTCTTAAATTTTTCCGGCGTTAAGTTGCTAATAAGGGTTTCCATGTCGGGTGCGCTAAGATACGGGGGCACTAAGACCTGGCGATCACGAACTGTTCTAACGCCGCCAAGCCCCGCATTGTCCATATTTCCATCACCGCCTAGTGCTAAATTTATAGCAATTTGCATTTCTTTATCGCCGGCAGCTTTCTGTCTGACCATGCCGCTTCTGCTCATGTTCGATCTAAAGATAGCTATAGCAGCTTCGTATGTAGCGCCAGTCACAGCTGCGGATTGTTCATTTAACGAACTGCCAACAGTTTCGTGGAACAATAACTCAATGTCGGTTTTAGTAATATCTGCCGGCATTGGGCCGCCTTCTTTGCCTAGCGCGATACCTTCTAAAATTTGACGGGCTGTTTTTGTTTTGCCCATCAACATTAGGCCACCAACATGAGCGAACACAGGGGCTTCTTTGCTTACTTGCTCTAGGACATCTGGGGAGTCTTGCCGGAAACCTTGAACAATAGCTCCTAGAGTCTCCATTTGGGTTTGCACATCACCGTTTTCTAAAGCATTTGTTACAACTTGCACTTCGCCTTCGCGTAACGGCCCAATGTTATAAGTAGGGTATGCGCTTTGCACCGTCTGGTAATCTTGCCGGCGTTTTTCTATCGAGCTAAATAATTCGTCTGGGCTGCCCCCAAACGCAATTGCTGACGGCTGAACCAGCCCAACATTCTGGGCGTGAGTCATCCCGTCTTTTTTAAGATTAGCTCTTGTGTTTGTAATAAAACTTTGGGCAGCGTCCCTGGCTTTGACCTCTAGCACTGTGTCAATGCCTGGACCGCCAGCGCCGCTTATGCCGCCCTGCAGCTGGTCTAAAGATCGTTGCGCTTCTTCTGGGGAAGATTGTCTATAAGCTGACAATATATTTTCAACAATTTTTAATTCTTGCAGCTCTGTTCTTGCCGAAAGATTTATAGGCTGACCAGTAGACGGATCTATAACACCGTCCAGAGATGTCAACTCAGTTTCTAATTTTACTAAAACAGCCCCATCAATTTGACCGCCGCCCTCTATTACTTTTGTTAAATCTGCAATTCTATCACTTGCCAGTTTGACCTGGCCCTTCATTACTTTAACGCCAGTGTTCATTTGTGTGCGTAAAGTAGATGCTATTTTTCTGGACGCATCCCTGCCAATAGCCTTTGGCGGCGATTTCTCTAGCTTTGAAATAAATTTTATTTGTTCTTGCACAGAGCCTAGTTCTGAAAAATCAAACCGGATGCCTTCCTCGATGGCTTTTCCCCTGGTTTCTAAAAATATTTTAGATACCTGTTCTTCGCTAAATTGAAGGTCCTGCATATAGAATTGAAGATTTTTTAACTCAGCATCTATAACCGCTAGTCGTATTTCATCGCTTGGAGAATTAGACGCCGCCAGCTGGTAAATGGTTTGTTGCCTGGTGTCGATGCCAACCAGGGCACGGCCCCTGGCGTCCTGCATTGCTTTCTTGTGATACCAATCTGCATAATTTTGTGTATATATACCGGCTTTTGCATTTAGTTTTGCTTGCAGCTCACCGGCCAGCAATGGGTTTAGATCCGACAATGAAGCCGGTATGCCATCTGTGACATCAGCCAGGTTAGCTTGAAAATCGTCTAATGACAGCTCTTGCTGTTCAGCGGCTGAAAGCACCTGGTTCATCTCTAAGATAGCCTGGGTTTCCAACTCAGCTGATGCAATTCTGTTTGCTGTTTCTACAGCTGCGCGATCTTCAATAGTTCTCGGACCGCCAGCTTGCTGCATGGATGATAATACGGGCTGGGCACCCTCATCGGCCACACGCTGCATACCGCGCTGTTTGGCCTCTCTTGACTCTTGCTCAAAAGAAAACTTGGCCATTCGGCTTACAGAGTCTGAAATAGTGCGATACATATTTCGCGTTTCTGCCAAAGCCGCATCTTCTAACGGCTTGACTTGCATCACCCGCTCTTCGCCGCCTTCGTATCTTAATATTCTAGGAGCCATTTTAATCTCCTCCGTACATACCGCTTGGCGCCGTATATGGAGTATTTGGTACAGTTACACTTTTACTGCCGAACTCAGGATACCCAAGCTGAGATTGTTGTGCATGGCCAGACGCCAAAGAACCCATCGCCTCTATGTATGAGTTAGCAACAGCGACCTCTCCAGCATATATGTAATCCTGGGCCTGTCCTTCGGCCCTGCCTAATTGAATATCAATATTGTCTTTGACCGTGCTGTAATCACGGACGCCGTATTTTAATGACCCTGTTTGAACAGCTGTTATGTTTGTTGCGCCACCACCAACCTGGGAACGCGCTAGGCTTGTTGACATAATGCTATTAACTTTAGAAAGGATTTGTGCGCCTTTCATTTGCAAGTTTATTGCGGTAATTCTACCAGACAGCCGCGCATCAGCCGCCTTTCGGTTGTACATCGCTTGCTTAGTCTGACCCCCAAGTATGGCGCCAAATGCACCTACGACTCCAGCTACTAACTGTGACATATTAATTCCCCACGCTCATCTTGTACTCAAGGCCAAGCAAAGTCATTTTAAGCGGCTCTGTTTGAGTAATAGTAATTTGTCCGGTTCCAGAAAACCCTAGAAGGCCATGCACGGTTTTTGTTCCAGTAAACTCTGCAACAGGGTTCCCCAGCACACTTACTCCAAAATTTCTAAACGGCACCAGCTTGCTGTTGATACTGAGGTTTTGCGTATTCGCAACAACAGCGTCAACCTGGACAATACGTTTTTTAACGCCTTGTATGGTGCCCTGGGGCAGCTTTGGCTCTGCCGGCATAGTCACCATAGTAACATTATAGTTCAGTCCCACCTGGCAAGATGACGAGGCGGCGGTGCCAAACGCAACAGTAAAGGGAGATATAGGAACGACTTGGCTAGGCTCAACAATGCCATCCCGTATTACCTCAACAGATTTTCCTGCTAGGTGGTCCATATTTACACTAGAAACAGCGCCGCCAATTACAGCACTGTCCAGCGTCAAATCCTCATCAAATTTTTCTAAATAATAATTTGTGTCATCCGGCGCGGTAAAATCTGTTTTAGTTAGCCTTACGTTGTCAGAAGATGTAACCGTGAGATTATTGTCACCAGAAACCGTCCTAGTGACTGTCACAACAGCTGCAGCTGGGTTAGGCGCATCAAATGCACTCACAGAGTTTATTGCAGTTGCTAAGTTATCAGCAACCTGGTCATTTGTTAGCACCCCACCAACTTGAAACTGAAAATTAGTAGATGGCGTTCCGGTAACGGCGGTAAATGTTGTTGATACTCCGGCATTGTCCGTTAGCACAATTGTTTCGTTATCAACAATATTAGCTGCGTCACTTACAGTAATTGTGCACGTTGCATAGGGAAGAACGGTTCTTTTTACAATTGTGTATGTCTCCGCAATTTCATTTGCTATTGCTATAAAGTCTCCGTCAGTTGTGAACTTACTTGGGGCCACAACATTTTGTTCTTGGAGAACAGAATAGACTGTCATCGAGCCATCATCGCCATTCACCAAAAAGAGGCGGTCAGTTTCGTCAGTTGATGTGGCTCTACGGATAGACATATCCACAGGCCCTTTTAACAAATGGCTACTAAATACAGACAAATTACTGGCCGAATAACTAGATGTTGTGTCCGAGAACTGAAAAGACATCAAAGACTTTCCCTGGCGCTGCACAAATATTGTGGACCCCTTTAAGTCCTCGATGGGCACCCCTGGGCGGCTGCCGATCCGGCTTTGTGGCTTCACCAAAAAATTAGTAGGCGTCACCGGCTCGTTGCCTAGCTGTGATACAACAAATTCACCAGCTGTTGTAAATATCTGCAAATCAGGACCAGGGTTTAAAGTAGTTATAACATTGAGCTGGTTTGTGTTTATGGTAGCTTCAACACTTTCATCATCCAGGCCGGTGCCAACGTCAAAGTTAAAATAGTCAATAACTTTGCTGCCCCATACTGTGTTTGGCCTAGATGAACTACCGCCAAAATATAGCCGGCCTTCATGGAAAGCGGCTGAACGTGGCCATCCTCGTACCGCACTCCAAACATCTTCGTAACCATGTTCTGACTCCCAATCGCCGGCAGCAATCGCGCCTGTGTCAAAAAACGGAACTTCGACATATGCCTTCATTTGTGTATCACTGACATATTCAACATACCTGGCACGGCCAAAGCCATTAACCACGTTAAGGTATTCATCTACCGCCGCTGGTTTAAACGCTTTGATTTCGTATTGGCTAGTAGCATCTGGAGCCGTATTCCAATCTGGGTAGACAGTTAGGACTTTAGTAGATGCAACATAATCCTCAACGTGTCTGGTTTGCCCAGATCCAGTGCCAGCCGTTATTTCTATAAACATCCCATTTGGCTGGTCATCGCTTGTAAAACTGGTTGCAGACTTCAATGTAATTGTATCAATGCCACCCGCTTGCGCTGTGCCGTTGTCAGTTGTGACGCTGGACGCTGTAATCGTAATATTACCCTCGATACCGCTGGGTGTAATTGTAAATGTCGGTTCATGTGTATCTAAAACGTATGCGTGTTTAGGGATAAAAGTCAGAGGCAGCACCCCAACAGTCCAATCTGTATCAGAGTTACGCAGCAATCTTTGCGGTTCCAAATCCTCGTGTACCAGGATCAAGGTATCAACAGCCTGGATATAATTAAGCTGGTCAATAATCCCAGCGGTGATAGCTGATGCAGTTATGTAATCATTTCCGCTGCCATTGATGTTAGTTTGCAAAACACCATTTTTAAAAACGTAGATACGGCCAGTAACAACGACCAGCAAATAACTGTCATTTACACTGTATTCAAATGGAATCAGCTTAAAGCTGGTAAATGAACTGCCAAAGTTATAAATAAACTCAAGACCAGCTCTACGCTTGGCCCCGCCTTGCGGCTGAATAGTTACATTCTCTGCAGACTCAAGAGCGTTCTGATACTGCTGCAAGTCCGTTCTTGCGCGGAGTAAAGGGTCCAGCTCACCAACACTGAAATTAGTTTGAAACTGAACAATACGAGCCATTATCTCACCTGGATCAAAGCATAATCTTCAATAATCTGCGGCAGCCGGCCACGGCTGTCGATGTTCACGGCCTCTCTAAACAGACCACCACGGCCATTCTCGCCAGGGCTGCCATAAGCAATTCCCCTAAAATAATCAGCCTTTGAAGCCTGGTCAGTAATTACGATCCCAAGCTCTCCTGCTAAAGCATTTCTAAGAAGATGCACAAAATAAACTGGCATCCTAGATTCGCTAATAGTTTCCTGATAATCTATAAAAACAGTTTCCAAGTCAGTATAGAGCTGATCGCCGTAGATTTCCCACCCGTCATTTATGGCATTTTGGTTAGATGCTGAGGTTTCAAAAACGGCCTGGACACCAGAGAGAATGTTTCCTGGCAGTTGGTAGGCGTATTTAAATTCATTGATTGGCGCTGTAGCCAGTCTGCCAAGGGATGTTTTCTTGTAAGTCCAGCTCCAAGGATACCTCGAAAGCAGCGAGTCTCTGAGGTCTGGGTAAAGCCGATCACAAGCCTGTGCAGCATCCGTGCCTTCAGTAAAAGAAGAAAGTGGGGCTGCCCCTAGCATGATAAGGGCATCAGAGCAAATGGATAGGTCGGTATCGCCAGCAGCCATTTCGTCCTCCGCTAAAGGGTGGAGAGGCCGTTGCCGGCCCCCCCAATAGTTTAGATGGCTGTGGTTGTAATAACCCCAGCTGTGTTAGTCGCTACCAGCAATTGACCACCATCGCTGGCGTAATTCATAATGAAATCGCCTGTGGTAATCAAAGCCTCAACGCTATTGAAATAGCCTGATCCAGCTACCGCTGTTTTGTTGTCAGCCGCTGATGAGTAGGCATAGACGCTAGGAGCGTTGCCAGATTTTGAGGCTGCTACTGTTGCCAAATTAGCTTGTGCAAAAGCCATTTTTTAATCTCCTCTATTCAGTACAGCTAATTTTGACGATGCCTTCATCGTCAATAGCGACAGCGCCAGCTGAGAACATTGAAGAAACTAGGAAGCTAGTTTTTTCTGGGACATAGTTCACTTCTGTCTTTTGTGCCATTGACTCAGCATAGCCGAGAGAGTCTTTGTGCCAGGCAAAACAAGTGCGTGTTGATGGCTTTGGAACGCCGCCTTCATCACGATCACCCATTGTAAGCACCTGGAATCCCATGAAGCTTGAAATTTCACCACGGACTAGAGCTTTCACACTCGCAAAATCTGCTGATGTAATTTCAGTTTCGCCAAGCAGAGCATCGAGCTGAGAAGCGTGCATAAGAAGATAACGGCCCTCGGAAGGTACGTTTTTCTCATTCATTGCTTTCGCAGTAGCGCGGAGCTTCTCGATGTTCATGTTGGATGCTGCGCCACCGATTGATGTAGCAACAGTGGATGGAGAGGCAGCTGCATTGAGTGCATCAATACAGATCTGATCCATACGCCGAGCAATCGCTTTTGAAACTACCTCGACAAGTTCACGCCGCTCATCAAAGTTAATGTGAGTCTGGTGAAAGATGTCAGAATATTCTGCAGCGATAAAATCTGACATATTCGCGGTCACTTGCGAGTAGGTCACATTTAACGGGGTTACATCGGTCTGATTAATGCGAGGGGTTGCCACGCCTTTACCAATTTTTGGAAACTTTACAGTGTTTCCCTGGACGCCGGTGCGAGTACGCATTGTTCCGCGTAGGATCGACTCGGACTGATACGCTTGTTTCACTTCACTTTCAAAGAGTGTTACAAACGCTGTGGTTACATTCTGCGCCATAGCAGAATCCTCCTATTAAGGTTTCGACTAAAACACAATCCGTTATCCTTACGGGCGGGTTGCTTGCGCTTTGTGGATGCGCCGACCAACGGGTTCACCGTATAGAAGGGCCGCAAGGTTATCCTTCAAATACTATATTTACACACAATTGGCCGGTTATGCAACTACATCTAGCTGTTTGCTTCCATCCATTGCTTTTCTATCTTGCCTCGGAAAGAGGCATCGGTTGTCCAACGGGGGTCTGCAATGGCAGATTCCAGGTCCTCTTTTGTCATTGAAGGCGAATTGATTGCTGGCGTAATAGGGATACCCTCGTTAGTCAAAGCCTGGTGATACTTGATAAAGGCATTGATGCTATCCGCACTGTCCAGGCTGACCGCCAGGTTTTGCTGCTCCTCGTTGGTCAAAGGCGCTTTTGCAATTAACCGCTCAACCATAGCAATCTTTTCGGCTGCCCGATCTCCGAGCTTTGCCATTTCTTGCTGGCGATCTATCTCAACCGCTTCAGCTTCTTGTTTAGTGACTGAAAGGATTTTTTGACCCAATTCCTCAAACGCTGCCTGGCTGACACCATTTTCTTTTGCCCACTCAGAAAAAATTTGGAAACCTGGTTCTTCAGCATCGAGGCCCTGTTCAGCCAGTGAGGCATATTCATAATCCCCGTCAGGCGCCTTGTGCTTTCCCTGGCTAAATTTTGTACGCAGCTCATTGTAGCTTTTGGCAAGTTCTTCAACATTAGGGCCATCCTCATCCCAAAATTGTTCTGGATAATAATCTGGACGCTCCAGTGGCTCGTCATCAGTAGTAAACTCTGCCTGGGGCTGTTGCGCCCCAGAGTTGTCATAAAGCGGCATAGGGGCCTCTGTAGTAGCCTCTGGGGCTTCCACAGTATTACCAGGGTTAATTAGTGGGGCATCGGCGTCTATGGCCTGTGCTGCGGTTTGTGCTTCATTATCCATTGTTCGACCTTCCTACTCTTTTTTCAATCATACGGACGATTTCTGCCATCCCTGTCCGTACATAACCAAAGCTGGCGTCCTCACCTGGGACCCAAGATGGCTGCTCAATTGTCGTTTGCCTTAGATGGCTCAAGACCTTTTGACCTTCTGATGTTTTGAAAACTTTACCATACAGAAGGTCTAAGTCGTCTGCCTCTGGTTTTGCCATCTCGGCAGGGACTAGGCCGTCCCATCCTTCCTCATTCATACCATTGATTCCTCAAGGGCCCCTTCTGCTTGCTGCGCTTCTGGCGGGGCCATCATTTGTTGTAATTGCTGCATCATCATTTGCTGCTCTTGCGGAGTTGCCAACAGCTCCTGGCTAATGCCTAAACGCTCTGCAATAAATTTCAGAACTCGATCTACGGCAACAGTGGTCTGCCCTTGGGGGCCCATGCTGTTGGCGATTTGCATATACTGCATAACATCATTGATCTCTTGCAGTTTTTGTGCCTGGGCCAATGGAGACACTGGCGTAACCTTTACCTCGATGCCATTAACACGCAATGGCAAGTCAATCATGCCTTGCTGGTCCAGGACATACAAAGTGCGGCTAACAATTGGCACCAGGATTTCTGTAATCATTCTGCCGAAAGCACTGCCCAAGTTTGTAGCCAGCTCACGGGTCCTTTCTGAGATTTCCGTTGCTGACCTGGCACTCATGTTATCCGGCGGCAATGTATCGTCCATCATAATCTTTTTGATGTTCATGCGGAGATCGTTAATAACAATTTGGCTGACGTTAAAGTCCCCAGCTTTCGGCAGCGGAGTCAATGATGGGCCTTGTGCGCCGCCATTCCTGGCAACAGATATGATGCTGCCTGGCTGGATCTTGACGTTCTGTGGGTTTAAGACGCCATCATCTGCAGCTGTATAAACACCAGCAATTGCCAGGCTGGCGTTCTTTAAAAGCAGCTCCAGGGTTTTGTTTAGCGTTTTAATGTCACTGATCGCTGTAACCAACGGGCCTCGTCCATATACCTCGCCGGCGACCTTAGTGTACCTGGCAACAACAAATGGCGATGACCGCATCTCACGATAGACAAGCTCTTGCTTCTTTGCCGGCCAAATAACATGGTAATGATACCGGCCAGTCTCCTGGTCAAGAATAACAGCATCCACTAACTCCAGCTCTTTTTCTGGGGATCGGGTCATTGCATCGTCTAACTCAACTGACATTTTAACGTCAGGGAACTCTGTTTGCAGAGACTCTGCCTTTATACGCAGCTTACGATAGACGTTATCAACATTACCATAAGAGCCTTCTTCGATGGCAACCAGGTACTGTGGGATAGAATTAAACCGGATCGGTGTTGTTTCATCGCCTGGTGTAATCATCATCACAGCTGTACCAACAGCCAAATCCATAAGAAACTCGCCCATTGCCAGGTCAAAATTGGTCTGGCGCAATGTTTCAAACATCCGAACATTGTATCTGTCCAGGGCTTCTTGAGCTGCGTCCTGGTCCTGCTCTGGGATTGCACTACCTGGCTCCAGACGGCACCATTGTTTATAGGGAGGAAAAAGCCCCGCCTGGAGTCTATTGGCAAACCGCTGCGTTGAGTGGATTGCTGTTGAGTCAAACACACGGGCCATCTTGCCTTTGCCGGCGACCTTGCCCTCGTAATACCCGCTATAAAGATTGCGCTGCGGCAATGCAAATTCGTAACAATCTTCGTAAATAGACCGCCACTCATCTTTCCTGGCTTGCGCCTTGGCCTCACGTTCAATCACTTCTTTTACATTAAGCCTTGGCATTTTTTAGCCTCTTACTGATGTTACTGGATTTAGATCTGGCGTCTGCTTTAGACGATGCACCCCAGGCGCGGAGCGATAACAGAAGCCTGGTGGGGCGTCCTTTATCGTCACGCTCCGGCCCAGGATTACCCGCCATCCGAGCGAGGAAGGATGCTCGGCGCGGGTTATCGCCGCTCTTGACGGGGCGCTTTAGGTTCGCCCCCTCTTTGCGTTTGAAATAATCACGGCCAGCCTGGTTAAGACCGCCGCTTGGATTTTGATGTTTTTTTAGCGTCATTAGTTTTTGCCGGCGCTTTGCCGCCTTCCCAAGCCTCATTCACATCAGGAGTCGAAAGATCATCACCTTTCAGCGTCCCGTCCTGGTTCCTGGCACGAACAGGGTTTACTATAAGTTTATGGTGAACCCTGGGATCTTCTTTGATTTTTGTCATTACTGTGGCCCCAATGTTGTTTTCTTTTGGTCCCCGCCCTGGTTGCTTTGGCTCATTAAGAGACGCATACCGCCAGTGCGCCTTGCGCGTCTGCGGCCACCTCTTTGTCGAGCTTCCTCAGTGGCTGCAGTTAACCCCATCCCAGCTGCTGGCTTATCTGCTGCCGGCTTCTTGGCTGCTGGGGCTGCGGCTGCTGGAGCTGCGGCTGCTGGGGCACTAGGGATAATTTCCTTAATGACTTTTGCGAACATTTTTCTAATCGGCTTAAATATAGCACCCATTAGTATCTCCTATTTAGGCGTGTTGCCGCCAAGTTTGCGTTTTTCTTCGATGTCATCTGTGCGCTGGGGGGACATTAACAGCCTTAGACCGCCTGTCCTTCGCGCACGTTTTCGTGCGGTCAATCGTTTC